GATGGTGTGTTTATAGACGCAGACGGAATGAATGAAGTAGACTTAGGAACAGGAAACGCATATGATCCTTCAGATGCACTAAGATTATATTTTCAAACAGGTAGTGTTGTAGGTAGAAGTTATACCCAAGATGGTGATTTTAATCAAGCTAGAGTTCCTATAACTCAACTAACATCATCAAGTGGTTCTCAAAAAATGCAAATGCTAATAGGTAATTACAATCATTATCTAGACATGATTAGACAAGTGACAGGATTAAACGAAGCCAGAGATGGCTCAACTCCTGATCCAAATTCTTTAGTAGGAGTACAAAAACTTGCTGCATTAAATTCTAACACAGCAACCAGACATATATTAGAAGGTAGTTTATATTTAACACAAACTTTAGCAGAGGCTCTGTCTATCAGAACTGCTGATGTTTTAGAATATGCAGATTTTGCTGATGAGTTTGCGATGCAAATAGGAAAATATAATTTAGGTATACTTAATGATATAAAAAACTTATATCTATATGACTTTGGTATTTTTATAGAAATGAGTCCAGACGAAGAGCAAAAGGCTCAGTTAGAACAAAACATACAAATGGCCTTATCTAAAGGTGGTATAGATTTAGAAGACGCTATTGATATTAGAGAAATAAAAAATATTAAAATGGCAAATCAGTTGTTAAAAGTTAAGCGTAAACAAAGGCAACAACAAGAGCAGCAACAAAAAGCAACTGAAATGCAAATGCAACAGCAAAATAATATGCAGTCACAACAAGCTGCGGCACAAATTGCTATGCAAAAAATACAAATGGAAACACAATCTAAAATGCAAGTTAAGCAAGCTGAGATTGGTTTTGAAATAGAAAAACTTAAAAATGAAGCTGCATTAAAAGAACAGCTTATGATGACTGAGTTCCAATTCCAAATGCAATTAAAAGGAAGAGAAGAGCAGGCTATTGACAGAAGAGAGCAAAATAGAGAAAAAGCAAAAGACAAAAGAATAAGCCAGCAATCAACTCAACAGTCACAAATGATTACTCAGAGAAAAAACAATTTACCTCCTATAACTTTTGAATCTAATGAAGATAGTTTAGATGGTTTTGACTTAGCTGAGTTTGATCCTAGATAGCCTAAATTTAGGTGGATTATAATTATTAACTTTGTAAAAATTTAAATTAAATAAAATGGAAATAAAAGTAAAAGAAGTAAATAAAGAAGAAAAATCAAGACAGCAAATTGAACAAGAACTTTTAGAAAAGCATGAAGAAAAGTTTGAAGATGTTCAAAATGTTGAACAAACGGAAAAAGTAGAAACTCCTGTGGCTGAGGAAGTAAAGCCAGAGGAAACAACAGAAGAAACTGTTGAAGAAAAAACTCCCTCGTCAGAGTTAAATGACGAAGACGTTCTTACATATATTAAAAACAGGTATGACAAAGACATATCATCGGTTGATGATTTGTTTGCACAAAAAGAAGCAAACGAAGAATTACCAGAAGATGTGTCAGCATATTTGAAGTATAAGAAAGAAACAGGCCGTGGAATTAATGACTTTTACAATTTACAAAAAGACTTTGATTCTATGGATTCTGATCAATTATTAGCAGAATATTATGGTGCTACCGAAGAAGGTTTAGACGCTATTGATATTAAAGATTTAATTGATGATAACTTTGGGTTTGACGAAGAAATAGACGAGCCAAAAGCTATTAAAAAATTAAAGCTAGCTAAAAAAAGAGAACTTGCGAAAGCAAAGAAATATTTCAACGATCAGAAAGATAAGTTTAAAATTCCTCTTGAGTCAAGTGGGGGTGGATTATCTGGAGAAGAAAAAGAAATGTTAACAGCTTATAAAAGTTACATTGATGAATCTAAAACTGTCAAAGAAGCTAATGCTAAGAGATATGATTATTTTCTCAAGAAAACTGATGAGGTTTTCAACAACGAATTCAAAGGTTTTGAGTTTAAGGTTGGAGAAAAAAATTTAACTTTTAAACCTGGAGAAGTGCAAGAATTAAAAAATCTACAATCTGATGTAAATACTTTTTTAAATAAGTATATGGATAAAGATGGATTAATGAAAGATGCTTCGGGATACCATAGAGCTTTATCTATGGCTATGAATCCAGAAAAGTATGCCAAGTTTTTTTATGACCAAGGAGTGGCTGATACTGTAGATAATGTTTCAAAAAAATCAAAAAACATTAATATGGATATCAGACAATCACAACAAAGTGTCACAAAAGACGGAAGGACTATACGAGCAGTAAGATCAAATGATAGTGGAAGAGGACTCAAAATTAGAAGTATAAAACGAGTATAAACATTTAAAAATAAATAAATTATGTCAGTACAAGCAGTCCCTGGCTTTGACTTGCAGCCTAGTGCACAGCAAGTAGCCACAAGAACAAACTACATAACAGATTTTAATTTCTTGAGTCAGTATTTACCAGATACTTACGAAAAGGAATTTGAGCGTTATGGAAATAGATCAGTTGCATCATTCTTAAGAATGGTAGGAGCTGAAATGCCAACTAACTCAGACTTGATTAAGTGGGCAGAACAAGGAAGATTACATAGTAAGTATACAGCAATGACTACTCCTGCGGCTTTAGCAGCAGATACAGCAGTATGGACTATTCCTTTAGCACAAGTAAATCCAGCTTCACCTCCAGCATCTTCAGCACCTGCAAATGGTTTTGGAGCAATCAGACAAGGTCAGACAGTTATGATTTCACTTGATACAAATGGAACGACTTTATATAACAAAGCTATCGTAACAGTAGCACCTACAGCAGCAGCTCCAAACGTATTCACAGTTGGATACTATGAAGCTACAGGACAAGCGTGGGCAGGAGCAGGAACAACTGCATCTATGTTCATTTATGGATCTGAATTTGCTAAAGGAACTGATGGTATGCAAGGTTCATTAGAGTCTCAAGATTTAATCTTTGACAACAAGCCAATAATCATTAAAGACAGTTATACAGTTAATGGTTCTGATATGGCTCAAATCGGTTGGATTGAAGTTACAACTGAAAATGGAGCAAACGGATACCTATGGTATTTAAAATCAGAGCATGAAACTAGAATGCGTTTTGAAGATTACTTAGAAACTGCAATGGTAGAAACTGTACCAGCAGATGCAGCTTCTGGAGCTGGAGATTTCATCCAAGATACAGGTGTTGGTTTATCAGTTGCAAACCAATCAGGATCTGATGGTATTTTCTGGGCAGTTGAAAACAGAGGAAACGTATGGAGTGGTGGTAACCCAGTTACTCTAGCAGGTTTTGACTCAGTTATTCAAAGACTAGATAAGCAAGGAGCTATTGAAGAAAATGTTCTTTTTGTAAATAGAAATTTCTCATTTGATATTGATGATATGTTAGCAGCACAAAACTCTTACGGAGCAGGTGGTACTTCATATGGATTATTTGATAATGATAAAGATATGGCATTAAACTTAGGTTTCACAGGATTCCGTAGAGGTTATGACTTCTACAAGTCTGACTGGAAATATCTAAATGACCCTGCAATGCGAGGTGATATAGAAGGTGGTAGAGTAAATGGACTTATGGTTCCAGCAGGTTCTACTACAGTTTATGACCAAATCTTAGGAAAGAATGCAAAGAGACCATTCCTTCATGTTAGATACAGAGCTTCAGAAACTGAAGACAGACGTTACAAGACTTGGATTACAGGTTCGGCTGGAGCAGCAAGAACTAACACAAGTGATAGTATGACTGTTAGTTTCTTATCTGAAAGAGCTGTATGTACTTTAGGAGCGAATAACTTCTTTATCTTTCAGCAGTAATTAGATAGTAGTATTTAGAACAGAGGGGGCGAAAGTCACGCATGTAAACGCCCTATTAGTAGCCCCCTCTTTCTTTTAAATTAAATTAAAATTAAATAAAATGAAAAAACCAAAACCAATATTTGAAACAAAAGTCTATAGACTTGCAAGTAACAAAACGCCATTAGCGTTTATGTTATCCTCACGACACAACAGAAGATCCCCATTATTATATTTTGATGAAGAAACAGGCGTAAATAGACCTCTTCGTTATGCTAGAAATCAAAAGAGTCCTTTTGAAGATGAGCAAGACGGAAATGCTATTTTAGAGCCAATAGTATTTGAAGATGGTATGTTAGTAGTACCTAAAGAAAATCAAGTATTACAAAAGTTTCTACATATACATCCAGGTAATGGAACAATCTTTTATGAAATAAATAAAAAGAAAGAAGCTAAAGAAGAACTAGAATATGTTGAGGCTGAATTAGATGCACAAATTTTAGCAAGAAACTTAAGCATAGATAAATTAGTTAGCGTATGTAGAGTTTTCTTAGGGGCGGCAGTAGATAATATGTCTACTCCTGAACTTAAAAGAGATGTTTTAATTTATGCAAAAAATCAACCTTTTGAATTTTTAGAAGTTCTTGATGATCCTATGTTAGATTTACAAGATAAAGTCTCGCAGTTTTTTTCTGAAGGATTGTTAGCTTTTAGAAACAATCAAAAAGATGTTTATTTTAACTTAAAGAAAAACAAAAGTAAAATTTTGACTATACCTTTTGGAGAAGATCCAAATTACATTGTTGCATCATATATGCAATCAGATGAAGGTATTGAAACTTTTAAGTTATTGAAAAACGCTCTAAAGAAAGACAAATAGAATAGGTATATTTGTAGCGAGAATAATCTCACATAACCCTTAAATTTTTTATTATGCAAAAGTATTTAAGTATTTTGGTTAAAAACGAGCAAAGACAAATCGCATTAATTAACGATGTAGCTATTGTTGAGCAAGCGTCTACAAGTGCAGTAGATATTTTCTACACTTCTGGAAAAAAAGTTACAGTTAATCACGATGTGATGGCTGCAAACAACGAAGAAGTAAGAGATGCTATTGAAGATGCAATGATTACAGCTTTACAAACTGGCTGGACGTCTCCGTCATTTAACCTGAATTTAAATGGTATAAATGATGCAGGTGGAGGTCAAGTTGAAGTAACTAGCCTAGCTTTCTCTTAATAGTAAGTACCATATTTTAAAAGGGGTCACAAAAAAAGTGACCTCTTTTTTTTTGCTATATTTGTAAATATTTAAAATGTATTTTCTATGGCTATGATAAATAACGTAAGGAATACAGTATTGGCAATTATGAATAAAAATAATTACGGATACTTATCTCCTCAAGACTTCAATCTGTATGCTCAACAGGCACAGATGGATTTGTTTGAAGATTATTTTTATCAATATAATCAATATATAAATAGAGAAAATTTAAGACAGTCAGGAACGGGTTATGCAGATATAGTAAAAAGTTTAGAAGAAGTTATTGATTCATTTTCAGTTCAAGCATTTTTAGCAGGAGGAACGGCAAATACTTGGAACCTGCCTAGTGATTATTACTTAATAAATAAAATATTCTATTATCAAAACCTTTTAACATCGGGTACTACAACGGCAGCAAACGCAAATCAGCTTATAAATGCAAATTTAGCAGGCCAACCATCTCCACCAAGATTTGATACAGGAGCAACTGGTTTTACTGTTTTTCCTGCAACAGGAAGTATAGTAGTAAATACAACTACATTAGCACAATCATTTGTAAACTCAGTAGCAAATCAAACTACTCTTAATTTAGCAACAAATATATTTCCTGCATTAGGACAGGGGTATAGTATATTTGATGCAAACACAATAGTTGAGGTAGAAAGAGTAAGTCAAAATAAATTGTTTTACTTAACTAGCTCAACTTTAACAGCACCATCTACTTTGTTTCCTGCTTATGTTTTAGACGGAAATACAATAACAGTATATCCTACTTCTATTCAAACTGAAGGTACAATAAAAACGCAATACATAAGATATCCTAAACCACCTAAATGGACATTTAATTCTATAGTTGCTGGAGAACCATTATTTAATGCAGCAGCAGCCGATTATCAAGATTTTGAATTACCATTATCTGATGAACCAGGATTAGTGGCAAAAATCTGTCAATATGCTGGTATAGAAATTAGAGAGAGTGAAGTATATAACTTTGGATCAACCGAAGAAGTTCAAGAAAACCAAATACAAGTATAACATATGGCATATATTACTGATTATCAATATTATGAAAATAACGGTGCTTCTCCATTAGACAAAAATTGGGGTTCGTATCAGTATGTAAGTTTGGAGGACATAGTTTCAAACTTTATGCTTATATATAATGGTAATAACGAAATACTAAATAATGTAGAAAGATATCAAGTTTTGTTTCATGCAAAAAGAGGTATACAAGAATTAAATTATGATGCTATGAAGGAAATAAAAATCCTTCAGCTAACAGTAGATTCTCAAATTAGATTTACTCTACCTCAAGATTATGTAAACTATGTAAGAATATCTTATTATAGAGATGGTGTTTTATATCCTATGACTGAAAACATTCAGACAATGTGGAGTAGTGCATACTTACAAGACAATAATGCAAAAATATTATTTGATATTAATGGTAATGTACTAAAACCTGAAAATTCTCAAGTAGATTTATCTAGACAGGGTGATGGAATGGCAAAACTTTATTTAGGAGAAGGGCCTTTTAACAACTGTATGGGTTATTGTATAGATGGTTGTTGGTATTTTGAAAGACAAATAGGAGATAGATTTGGTTTAAACACAGAAACAGCAAATGTAAATCCTGTATTTACAATAAATAAACAAGAAGGAGCAATATATTTTAGTTCAGATATGAGTGGTAAATCAGTAGTTCTAGAATATGTTTCTGATGGAATGAAGAATGGAGATAATTCTCAAATTAATGTAAACAAATTATTTGAAGAATTTATATACGCATACATAAGATATTCACTACTTAACAGTAAGTATGGAGTGCAAGAGTATATTGTTAATAGAGCAAGAAAAGAAAAATCTTCTTTACTAAGAAATGCTAAATTAAGATTAAGTAATATGCACCCTGGTAGATTACTGATGAATATGAGAGGTCAGAGTAAATGGATAAAGTAGTATGGATATTAACACTAATTTTATAGCAGGTAAAATGAATAAAAGCGTTGATGAACGCTTAGTACCTGTAGGACAATACATAGACGCACTTAACGTAAGACTTGGATCAACTGAAAACACAGACATAGGTGCAGTTGAAAACTCTAAAGGAAATACAATACTGACTGATATATCACACGAAGGCGTTACTTTATCTGCTAACGCCAAATGTATAGGTGCGTTTGAAGACGGGGTAAAAGAAAATATTTATTGGTTTGTTCACGACCCAACAAATGCTGTGTCGGCAACTAATAAAGTTGATATGATATTATCATACAACACCAATAGTCAGGCAACAACATATCATGTAATAAGTGAATCTGTTTTAAATTTTAATCCACAATATTTAATAACAGGTGTTGATCTAATAGAAAATTTATTGTTTTTTACTGACGATTTTAATCCACCTAGAAAAATAAATATTAAAAGAAATTATCCTGAGCCTAATGTAGCAGGAGATCAAATAACTGAAGAAGAGTTAAATGTAATTGTAAAACCACCAGGATTTAGTTCTTACACAACATCTTTAGGAGTTACGGAATACGAACTGGCTGCTCCAACCTTAACATTGTCTAATGTAGTGGGTCAAGAAAATTTTATAGAAGATAAATTTTTATGTTTTGCTTATAGATATCAATATTTAGATGATGAATATAGTGCAACCTCTTTATTTACGCTACCAGCTTTTGAAGCAGGAAATTTTCAGTATGAGTATGGTAATTTTTACAATACTGGAATGCAAAATATTTTTAATAGTGTTAATGTTACTTTTAATACAGGAGGGCCATTAGTTAAAGCCGTTGAATTATTATTTAAAGAGTCAGGAAAAAACACTATAAATGTTATAGAAAGATTTGACAAAGCTGACTTAGGATGGTCAGATAATGACACGCAAAGTTATCGTTTTACCAATTCAAAAATATATACAGTATTAGGTAGTGATGAGTTATTAAGAATGTATGACAATGTACCAAGATTTGCTAAGGCTCAAACTATTATGGGTAATCGCCTTATATATGGAAATTACGTTGAACAATATAATATAGAAACGGCTGACGGACAAAGTATTCCTATAAATTATGAATTAGAAAAAGTATCAGATCAAATAAGACAGGCTCAAGTAACAAGTAATTTATTAACAAACGGGGCTTCTAATATTATTAATTCATCCTCACCAGTAAGCGTTCCTATATCAACTGCTAAGTTTGATTTTTCAACATCAGATATACCGCTACCCATATTAGAATTTTCTGAATTTGTATTAAATATAAAATTTACTTCCTCTATTGCTTATCCTAGTTCAAGCGGTTTTCAAGTTACTTTACAAGGAGATACTGCCGATCCATTATTCCCAACAGGTTTTCAAACTAATACTTTAGCTAGCCAACCAACTATTACTGTGAGAATTTTTGCAAGACAAAATTACGCTACATATAATGAGTTTTTAAATAGTGTAGAATTTGCTGAGGCTATAGGGACTGGTACTCCTGGAGCAGCAGGGTCTACAATAACTGAAATATCTCCAACTGCTTCATATGGTTTTTCTTTATCAGATCAATTTTACTCTATTATACAACCACCTACCTCGCCTACTTACCCTGCTAATTATGTTTTTAAAACAGCAGGTATATGGACATCAGGATTAATACCAAATCAAGAAGGTTTTAGACAAACTGTAGTGGGGGATACTCTTACATTACAAATTCCTTCAGTACAATATCAGTATGATGATGGGGGAGGAAACGTAGTTAATGCTTATGAATATTTTGCTTTTTCTTTTACCTCTACAGGCCCTCCAGCATCTACAGATGCAAGTATTTTTTATACAAACAAGTCTAATTCTTTAAGTTTACATAGTAATAGAAACTATGAGGTAGGGATTATGTATATGGATGATTATGGAAGATCAACAACAGTACAAGTTTCTCCTAATAATACTGTTTTTTTTGGTGCTGAAAACTCTGTAGATATAAATTCAATAAGAGCTAGAGTTTTTAATAAACCCCCTTATTGGGCGTCTAAATATAAATTTTTATTAAAACCATCTTTAGGGGCATACAACATAATTTACAGTACAGAAATATTTGAAGACATAGCAGACAGTAGTATTTCTTGGGTAAGACTTCAAGGATACGCAACTTCTCTTGTAAAAGAAGCTGATATACTAACTGTTAAAATAGATAGTAAAGGAAATGCTGTTAACAAAGACACGCCTACTACTGTTTTAGCAGTTGAGGGAAAAGCTAAAGGAGGGTCTACTGGCGAAAATAACTTACCTGTTGGAGCTCCAGCAGGGCTGTACATGAAGCTACAACCAAGAGGATATGTTGCTAAAACAGCTCCAAATACATTTATTAATTTTGGGTTTTTAGAAGACGAGACAAATAATTGTAATCCTAAAGTAGGTTATCCTTTATTTACTCCAACTGATGGATCAACCCCAACAACTAATTATCAAATACCAGCAGGGTCTGAGGTTGTAATGAGAATAAGAGGATGGAGAGGTTATGCGTGGTTTGCACCAGACACAATAGAAATTAATACCTCACCATTTAGTTACACTAGAATTGCATCTTCAGACGCAGTTGACTTTAGAGATTTTTGGTTTCAAGAAGGTTTAAATCCAGCAGAATTTATGCGTAGTACAGGTGATATAGATATAACACCAAAATATTACAGCACTTTATATGCGTTTGGTGGCGGCCCAACTGCCGTAGATGATGAGTTACAGTTTTGGTTTACACAAAATACACCAGGCGATCCTGCCTCTCCTTTAAATTTATTTATTAGAATATGTCAATGTGGTGAAGATATCAAGCCTTATGACTTTAGACCAATACATATTGAATGTGATATATCGGTAAATATTAATAACAACTTTATGGCTTTTGAAACAGCTCCAGCTATTGCTGATGCAGACTTGTTTTATGATAGTTCTGAGTCATACAATATATTACCAGATATAAATGGAGATCTTGCTCATATGGGAGGTACGGGTGTAGGAAATCAAAATCAAGTAATATCAACTAATACACCTGCAATAGTAGACTTACCATTTGCAGACTGTTATTCTTTTGGTAATGGTGTAGAAAGTTTTAGATATAGAGATTTACCTACTTCTAACTTTTTTAAGTTAGGCGAAAGAGTTTCAGCCGTTAGTAATTCTTCGTTTCGTGAGGAAGATAGAGTTGCAAGTTTAACATATAGTGGTGTATTTAGTGATTCATCAAATATTAATAATCTAAACGAATTTAATTTAGGCTTAGTGAACTTTAAAGATTGCGAGGTAATATTCGGGCCTATTATGAAATTACACGCTAGACAGACAGATATATTAGTTTTACAAGAAGATAGAATATCATACGTTTTGGCTGGTAAAAACTTAATAAGTGATTCTACTGGAGGAGGAGCTATAGTTTCAGTTCCAGAAGTATTAGGACAACAAATAGCTAGAATAGAAGAATATGGAATTAGTTTTAATCCTGAAAGTTTTACAAGCTGGGGTAGAGATATGTATTTTAGCGATACAAAAAGAGGTGCTATAATAAAGTTAACAGGAGCAGGATTAGAAAGCGATACATTAGAAGTTATTTCTACTTTTGGTATGAGATCCTATTTTAGAAATAAATTTGCAGATCAGTTGACTACGCAAAAATTAGGTGGTTATGATCCTTATATGGATGAGTATGTGTTTTCTACAAACAACACCCCTATACCTATGGCATCTGAAACAATAGAGTGCGGTGCAAGAATTCAAAAAAGAAACACTACAGTTCCTTTATCAATAACTGTTGATGTAACAAGTGCAACAGGAAACTTTGATGTTATAGTAAATCCAAGCGGAGGAACTATGGATGTAAACGTAGTTATAGTTTGGGATGGAAATACTACAACTAATAATAATTTAACAAATCCAACTACTATAACAATTAATAAAACTAAATCATACCCAACTACAGCAACTATTACTGTTACTCCAAACTCTGAGTCTTCGTACAATTTATTTGCTGAATGTGTAGAAACGCAAACAATAAATGTTGTTAAAGTCGTTCTTGGCTCTCCAATAAGCGGGTTAATAGGAACTGGTGCTCAAACTATTCATTATGAGTATAGCTGGAGTAATGGCCAGTTTATAAGCCCTATAGAGTCTGAGCAAGTTACATTTAGCGGAACCGATAATGTAAGTGCATATCAAATTAATACAGGACAGTCTTCTTTAGGAATGTATCCAGCAAACGGATCAACTGTTACTATGCGTTCAAATAAGATACCGCCTGACACTTTTGTATTTAGTGATACTGAGAATAGATTTTATGTTATACCTGATAATAATTTACCAGCTAGTTCAGGAGCTACATTTAATTTAGCTTTACTTAATACTCCTTTAGGGCCGATTGTAGGTTCAGATCCTGATTCTAACAATGTAGATCAAATATATACTGCTACTTCTTCAGCAATTACTATAGGAGCAAGCACTCAAACATTGTATTTAGTTTGGGATTTTAGAGATAGAAGAAATGAAAATATGTGTTACTCTACAATAGACGCAACTGATGCTTGTATAGGGTGTAATCCAACTTCAAACTGTACTGAGTTTTCAGCATCAGATGTTCAAGGTTTATTTGTAGATGCGTGTAACGGAGGTGCAGGTATACCAATGAGACCAACTAATTATTTCCATAATGGAACAGGAACTTTCCCACAAGTAGGAGACAAGGTTTGGCGAACTGCGGGCCCTAACCCATCCGTTCCTTGTGACCAGGGAATAATAGCACAAATGGGATATTATTATTTACAAAATGGTGATGTGATGTTTATACAATCTAATTCTAGCGGTATTGTAGTTAGTATATTATCATGTCCTTAAAAATTAAAATATGGCAACAACAGTAAACAAATGGCATGACGGAAGCAACTTTGTTTTTGCTTATGCAGTATATGACGATCAAAAATTAACTATACCAGCAGCAGATGGTTTTTATCAATTTGGCGGGTATGTTAGACAACAATTAAATGGAAAGCTAGAACCTTTCGTACAATGTTAATATGGCAATAAAAGAAACTTTATCATATAGTGACGGAGTAAAAGGATGGCCATCTTTTTATTCATTTTTACCAGATTATTTAATTGGTATGAATAGCTTTTTCTATTCATTTCATCAAGGACAGTTATACAGGCACAATACTAATGAAACTAGAAATAATTATTATGGCGTTCAGTATAACTCTAAAATGACAGGGGTGTTTAATGTTGAACCACAAACAATAAAACTTTTTAAAACGATGTCT